CAGAGTAGCCGTCGCCGTCACCCCACAGCTCAAAAGCTCGGAGTGAATAGGTTTTCGATGGGTCTAAATGCGGTGCGATAAGTTTTTCTAGTGTCATAGTTTATTTGTGTTCGTTAGTCTCATCAGGCCGGACAATATCCGACGATGCCCGCAGGCATTTCGACTTGGTTAGAAGCTGGAAACGATGATGCCGCCGTCAAACTCCAAAAGGGTCCCACGGTCTTGGATATACTCGCGGGTTGCCTCGGCGAACTCATCCGCGTCCCCGTTGACCAGTCCGAGCTCTTGCCATGCTTTTTCGGGTGTCCCCCAGTATTCCAACGCCCACGCCTCTAAGCTCAAATACTCTGCAAATTCACAACGGATAGAAACGGGGCAGAATTCAAGCTCTTCGTTTCCCATGTCCGCTTCGAGTTCCTCGAGATACTCGACAAGCGCGAAAGCTCCGGCAGGCGTCCAGTTGGCGTTCTCGTCGTCTAAAAGCATGTGGGCAGCTTCGGTGGTTGTAAGTGTGGTTTTCATGTTGTTGTTGTATTGCGTGTGTGTGTGGAGATTGTTTCAGGCGGTAAGGATGATGCAAGCGACGTAGATCAAGAGGCCAGCCGAGGCGGCCCCAAAGGCCCAAAGGAGTCCAAGGATTGGATGGTGGCCCAAAGTATGCGCGATGGCCATTAAGCCGATGATGTAGACGATTGCGATTATTGCTAGTGGTGTCATATGGTGTTTGTGTGGTTTGTTGGATTGAAGAAATGGCCTTTTTGTGTCGTGCCTAGGACATGAGAGGATTCAGGAGAAAGAGCCGTCTTCGTTATAAATTTCAGTTTCGCCGTCGGCATCCTCTGCGATTACGCAAACGTGAAAGGTGGATTCCCATCGGCATTCCTTCTTTGCAAAGTTGATTGCATCTTGTGATGTTGTGAATTCCTCAGAATCGCTGCCGCCGTCTTTACGGTCGATAAGAACTGTGTATTTAGTCGGTGTCATGTTGGTTGGTTGGTAGTGGATTAGTTGGTTGGTTAGGCAATCTGCCATGCCTCATATTCCGCGAAAATCACTGCGGCCGATGTTTTAAGCGATTCGGCGATGCAGGTTGCCAGCCCGATTTCGAGGTCGCAATTAAGGCTCATAAATAATGCGTGGAGTTTTAGTCGAGTATTTGGTGTCATGGTAGTGGTGGGTTCGTTTGTTGTGTGGAGTGTCTTGCAGTTGCAGCGACGGCCCTTAGATAGACGAGGGTTTCCAAGATTAAAAGAAAAATCTTACAAATAATTCTCATGAGGTCAAGTGAACACCGGTTTGTCGGGTCGGCCTTCGGTGTTTCAATGTGTCCATTTTTCGACCAGGTCAGCACTGTTCAACAGAACACCATGTGCAACTGAACAGTTTTGACCTGGTGTTTTTGGTGTCCTCTTGGTGTCCTCTTGGTGTCCCGCCGGTGTCCTCTTGGTGCTAGTGTTCAACTGAACAGCAACAATTTCAAAAAGGCGGAAAAACCCAAAAACAAGACTAACCTTAGCAACTTACTAAGGATTCAACCTATCGACCTTTAAAAACACCCCTATTTCCACCACTAGACACTCTTAGTGTTCCGCTGATCCTGCTGGCAGTAAGGCATTTTCCCACAGGTTGATCCACAGGTGTTCAAATCGTGGCTAGCGGACCCCATCGGGGGTATTTTTTGGCGCGTCAATATTACGTACCCTTTCAGATTTTTGTACCAAATTCTTAAGGACACCCAAAAACACCAGTAGCTCACTCCAAGAACTCCTCAATGGCACCCTCAAGCATCTCCAAGGCATCCTCGTGCTCTACATTTGTGGCTGTGTACAAGCAATTTGCTTCATCAACAACAGTCAAAACAAAGCCCTTAAAGGCACTTGAGATGATCTTACAAAGGATTGCAATGGCTTCCTCAGCGGGTGGCTTAGGGACTTCTGGGAGTCCTTCAAAGCTTGGCAATGTAATCATGATGGTCGTTGTGTATACGGAGAACTTTAAGTTCACCTGTGGTTACCTTAGGTTACTCTAAGATACTCTAGGATACTCTAAGATACTCTAGGATACTCTAAGTATCTTAAAGTTTCCCCCTTACCCCCAGTGTCCTTAAGTGTACCTTAAGTGCAGTTGTTACAGTTGAAACCACAACATCAAACCAAAACAAGAAACTTAAGATCAACTTAAGAAGGGAACAAGGGAAACCGAAGCTTCCTTTTCCTAGTAGTGCATCAATCAAGGTCATTCTAGGGGTAAATCATTAACAATCAACCAAGAAGGTGTGTTGAAACGGAACGCAGTGGAGGGAGTGACGGAGCGATAGCGATGGAATGACTGCAACGGAGAGACCCTATGGCCCACATTGAGGCCACCCTTTGTTTCATCCACGGACGTGGGAATTAAAGGGGTTACTCAATAAAGCCCTCTAGGAGCCATTCTGGGACGTTGATGGTCTGTTCCGCTGTCATCTACCACGGTCATACCCTAGGAAGGCTCCTAGACCCCTTAGAGGCCCAAGAAACGACTACTCAGTTCGATAGCCTCACCGTATGTTTCCCCAAGGCGCTTCTGGCCAACTTCATTCCCAAAGAGTTCCCACTCACGGATGTTGCTACCAAAGAAGGGCTCTAGGATCACACAGGGCATGAATGGTAGTCGTACAAACAAACCACCTCGGTCATCCTTAGAGAGCCCCTTGGAGCCCCTGCTTAGGTTGTCTGGGAAGTTCTTCTTGAAGGTTTGTTGAAACAAAGAGGCAATCCCTTGGCCCTTCTTGGATGTTCTCCAGTAAAGGAACTCAAAGCCCCTAGCAGCTCCGCTATCGGCACTGTTGAAGTGAAGTTCCACCGCAAAGTCTACCTTAAGTAACTGAAGTTGTGTTGCTAACCAAGTCATTGCACCAGTGTACCCCTTGCCATCGTAGGTTGTGAAGACCACAGCGTTGATGTTTCGTTTCTCAAGGTCAGCCCTAAGGTATTCAGCGACTTGTTTGTTGTAGGTCCATTCGGAGGCTCCAGAGGCACTACAAGCCCCGCTATCACCTTTTCGGCTGTGTCCTACACAAAGAGCAACCAAAGGCCTCCTAGACCCCTTCAGGGCTCCGTATGATGGCACTAGTGACTTTAGAATAGTTTTTACATCCATTGGTTTACGTTTCTTTGGTTGTTGGTTCGTTTGAAATAAGAGTCGGCAAGCTTGGTCAGTTCGTCCTTCAGGAGATCCTCCTTGCGGTCATCAATGCGCCTATTGGCATCTTGGGCCATGTGTTCAGCCCAGTAGGCTACAGCAATAGCAAGGGCATCTAGGCGGTCATCGTGGGTCAACGCACCACGGTCTCTGGTGATTCGTGACAACTGGTACATCAACTGGTAGCGCAACTGGGAGTCCGTGGGGTACACCGAGCAAGACTCGTAGTCCTTTTTGATGGACTTAGGGTCAAAGACAAGCCTGTGTTGGTTCATCACGGGTTCCAAGGTGTCCACAATGCGTTTCTCCTTTTGGGTACTGTGACGGACTTCCTTGATGGAACACGGGTGGACTTTTTCAAGGTAGGGCTTAAAGATCTCCGTGAACATCCCATCACCGAAGTTGGACTCCACAATGATCTCGTTGACGTTGTGTTGGTGAGCCTTAAGTGCCAAGGTCTTCAACACGTCAGCACTGTAGCCCCCTTGGAGACCCCCGAACTCAGAGACGTACAGATAGCCATTGAGCATCTTTACGACTGCCCACGCTGTTTCATCCTTACCCCGACCAGAAGGGTCAATGGACAACACAGAACCTTGGTAGTCGATGTGATCCCCAACAGTCCTGAAGGGTCGATAGAACCTGTCTCCCGTGAACCCTACGTTGGGCACTGAGGCATCCCAGATGAGATCGGGTGCTTGAGCCCACACAAGTTTCTCAGGAGCCTTGTCACGGTCGATGTCCATCACAATCAAATCGTTGATCTTCAGGGGATACCTGTCTAAATCGGACAACTTAGGGTCCAACATGAACTGCATGGCAAACCCCGTGCGACCATAGGACACCTCACGTTCAGCAAGGTCTAGCTCGGAGAATCGAAGGGGTTCACTTGGGAGTCCCTCACGGGCATCATCAACACACGAGGGGCTTACGTTGCCTTGGTAGGACTTCTCGTTTTTGGCGATTGTGATGACCTTGGAAGGCCAGATCTTACACGAGTAGTCACGTTCAATGAGCTTGTTGTAGATCGAGTCTTCACACTGGGGAGTACCAAGGAACAAGATCCGTGACGACCCAAGGGGCTTAAGGATGGCCTCAAACTCTCGCACTTGTTCCCCAAGCTTGTCCCTGAGTGACTGGGTTGCTGAGTTGTTTGGAACCTCCACGTCGTCAGCTACAATGATGTCAGCACGGGAACCTGTGAGCTGCGAGGTGATCCCAAGGGACTTCACAGAGGGCGCGTGAGACGCAGGTGCTGGGCCAACATCAAAGGAGATCTTGGAGAACCGTTGTTTATCCGTGGGCTTCAGGTGTTCCAACATGGGCATCTCGTGGATCAACCTAAGCGTGAACGTAGAGAAGTCATCAGCACGAGTCTTAGACGCAGAGACCACAAGGATGTTCTTAGAGGGATCTAGGAGCAACTGGTGGACAACATAGGCCGAACAGATCCACGACTTACCAACACCACGGAACCCCTGAAGGACAGCCCGCTTAGGCCCGTGTTGCATCCAGTCGGCTATCTCGTACTGAATTGGTGTTGGATCTGGGAGCTTCAGGTGTTTCCAGCACAAGTACAGGAAGTTTCTGAAGTCTTTAAGCTGATGTGGAACTTCGTGCATAG